AGGCTGACTTGTACATTGCTGGTAACACCACATATCAGTATTTTGTTGGTGCATTACAAGCAATTCAGCGTATTACTACCGAAGAAAGTGGTGCAGCAGGTTTCGCATCCCTCAAGTTCTATGGTGGCGGTACATCTGCTGATGTAGTATTAGGTGGTGGTATTGGAGCTCAAGAAACTGCAACTTATATGTATCTCTTGAACACCAATTACATTTTCTTCCGCCCACACAAAGAGCGTAATTTCGTACCTATCGGTGGTGAGCGTCAAGCCATTAACCAAGATGCGATTGTTAAGCTCTATGGTTGGGCAGGCAATTTAACCACCAGCAACGCTCAGTTGCAGGGTATTTTGACCACCTAATTTGTAAAGGAAAAATCATGGCTTACTCAGTACTCCCTATTGCAGGCGTTGAATTAGAAACAATCACGCCTGAATCGTTTGAATACACTAACGGCACGACTGTTATTGGAATCCCTAGTTTTGGCCCACTCGGCTCACAGACTTTTGGTTCTGATGGTTTGCGTTATGTATTTGCTAAAGCAGGCGGTGTGATTGCAGCAGGTGCAACCGATGTAACTGTCAATGCTTCAACCTTTGCCGCAACTGCTACTGGTGGCACTTATATTGCACCAGCAGAGTCGATGGTATCAGGTGATTATGGTTGGTTTGGAAAAACTAGCGTTTAATCAAAAATTGTAGTAAAAACAAGGGGCTATCTCGTAATGGGGTAGCCCTTTTTTCTTTTTAACCGCAGTATCCTAACCACTTGGGAGTTTTAAATGATTGAAAGCGATAGCAGAGATGCAGATTCTCGTCTAGCAGTTAAGTTTTATAAACGAGCAATGAAACTAGAGAATGAATCCAACGAAGCTGGCAGACCAATATTCAAAGATTACGACTTTGTACGCATTATGGTCGCTGGTGACACCCTTACTGAAATTGACACCTATGCACGAGATAGCCATAAACAGCGTTTTCCAAAGCAATGGCTTCAATATCAGGCTACACAAGACTCTAGTAGCGAAATGATTGGAACACCTGTAGAGGAATGGACTTTAATTAGCCAATCCCAAGCCCAAGAACTACGGGGCATCAAGTTTATGACAGTAGAATCCATCGCTAACGCATCAGACTTACAGCTTCAACGCATTGGCATGATTGCTGGTATGTCACCCCACGCCTTTAGGGATAAGGCTAGAACCTTTCTAAACCTTGCCGAAGAAACCGCAGAAGCCACAAAACGAACTGAAGAAATTAATCAGTTAAAGCAAGAACTTGCCAAAAAAGACGAGGAAACTGCTAAAATCAAGGCTGAAACTGATGCGAAGCTCGCCTTAATGCAAGAACAAATGGCGGCTATACTTGCGGCAGTTGGTGAAAAGAAACCCCGCAAAAAGAAAGTCGTAGAGGAATCCTAATATGTCATCAACGATGCTCCAACTCGTGCAACAGACTACTAGCGAGTTAAACCTTGCTATTCCTACCTATGTTGCGGGTAATACCAATCAAGATGTACAACAAGTTCTAGCCCTGATGAATCGTGCTGGCTATGACTTGGTTAAGGAATATGATTGGCAAGCCTTACAGTTGGAGTATCGGTTTTACACCGATGCCGTAACCTTTGTAGGGGCTACAGTTAGCAACCAAAGTTATAACCTTATTGTTACTGGTGACGCTACCGCCCTAAACGGCAACTATTCCATTACAGGCACAGGTATTAACCAAGATACCTATGTGTCGTCTGTAACCTATAACGGCACGACCTCGACTATTGTAATGAGCCAGTTGGCTAGTGGAACTTATGTAGATGTGACTTTTACCTTTTCACAGACTAAGTACCCATTACCGCCTGACTTTGAAACCATTACGGACAATACTCATTGGGACAAAACTAAACATTGGCAAATGTTGGGGCCTGAAGATGCACAACAATGGCAATGGCTAAAGTCGGGTTATATCTCGACAGGCCCACGAATTAGGTGGCGTATTCTAGGCGATAAGTTCCAAATTTGGCCACCATATAACACACAAGAGTATTTAGGCTTTGAATACCGCTCAAAAGGTTGGGCTAGAAGTGCTACCGACCAAGTAAAGAACAGCTTTACGGCTGATACTGATACGACCATATTTGACGATACAGTATTGGTTCTAAGCACAAAACTTAAGTATTTCCAAATCAAGGGATTTGATACTACTGCATTGCAACAAGACTATTTCCGCTATCTGAATGTCGCTAAAGCCAACGATAAAGGTTCTGCTAACCTGTCGTTTGCACCATACCCAACGAAGGTGCTTATTGGTTACGCTAACATTCCTGATACTGGCTACGGAACTTAAACATGGCTGTAGCTCAACAAAGACGGGCAGTTACCGCTTCTGTGCCATCCCCTATTGGGGGTTGGAACGCTAGGGATTCGGTTGCTGAAATGAACCCCCTAGATGCGGTGGTTCTTAATAACTTTTACCCCACTCCATCGGAGATACAACTAAGAAAAGGCTATACCCAATACGCCACAGGCATATCAGGGCAAGTTGATACCCTTATGCAGTATTCAGGTGGTGCTACAAGCAAACTATTTGCTGCGGCTGGAAGCGTTATTTATGATGTTTCTAGTGCTGGTGTAGCAACTTCTGTTGTTACAGGGCAAGGTAGCGATAGATTACAGTATGTTAATGCGTCAACCGCAGGGGGTAACTTTCTAACCGCAGTTAATGGAACAGATTCCGCCCTTATTTATGATGGCACTAATTGGGTTAAATACGCCACTATCAGCACCGCCCAAACAATAAGTAACTTAACCAGTTCAGGAACTACTTGTACTTTAGTAACAAGTGCTGCACATGGTCTAATAACAGGAAATCAGGTCACCATTACGGGTGCAAGCCCATCCCAATATAACGGAACTTTTAGAATTACTGTTACTAACGGCACGACTTTTACTTATACAGCACTATCAGCCCCAGCTACTAGCCCTGCAAGCCCATTGGGGTCATACACAGTCGCTAAATTCATTACTGGGGTGGACTCTAGCAACCTAATTCATGTTAATTTGCATAAAGACCGCCTGTATTTTGTAGAAAAAGACACTTTAAACTTTTGGTATTTAGGCGTAAACGCTATTAGCGGTGCTGCAACCTCATATCCATTAGGTGCTATTGCTAGAAATGGTGGTTACATCATGGCAATGGGCACTTGGACATTAGATGCAGGCTACGGGGTTGATGATTACGCTGTTTTTATTACCAATAACGGGGAAGCCATTGTTTTTAAGGGTTCTGACCCATCCGACCCTACAGATTGGTCATTAATTGGGGTGTGGCAACTAGGTCAAGTCTTTGCTAGACGCTGTTTTTTCAAGTTTGCAGGCGATTTATTGCTAATTACTCAAGATGGCATTACCCCATTGGCTTCTGCCCTACAATCATCTCGTTTAGACCCCCGAATTAACATTACAGACAAGATTTACTACGCTGTAAGTGAAGCCGCAGACCTTTATAACGCAGAATTTGGGTGGCAAATCCACTATTACGCCAAACAGAATATGCTGATATTCAATATTCCTGTAATTGGCGGTCAACAACAGTTTGTAATGCACAACATTACTAAGGCATGGGCTAGTTTTTCAGGCATCAATGCCACTTGCTTTGAAGTCTATGACGAAAATATGTACTTTGGTGGTAATGGCTTTGTTGGAAGGTTTTGGGATGGACTGTCAGACAATGACCAAAACATTAAGGCTTCTTGCCAACAAGCATATAGCTATTTTGACGCTAGAGGGCAGTTAAAACGCTTTACTATGGTACGCCCTATCCTCTTTACTGATAACGGCTTACCGACTATTCTATGCGGTATAAACACCGATTTTGACACCCAAAACAATGTCGGACAGGTTAGTTTTAACCCTGCCTTAGTTTCTGTAGGTATTTGGGATACTAGCCTTTGGGATGATGCAGAATGGGGTGGTGGAAATACCATTTCTAAGAATTGGCAAGGCGTAACAGGTATAGGCTATGCAGGAGGAATTATCCTAAATATTGCATCGCAAGATATTGATGTTCGGTGGGCTAGTACAGACTATGTAATGGAAAGGGGAGCTATTCTGTAAATGCGACAAGTTACGACTGAAAACCAACGCTATTTGGGGGAATGGTTGGTTCGCATACTGAATTTTCCCCTACCTGAAACCACCCAATGTATTGGACAGTTAAAAGACGGCAATTTAGTAGCAGTAGCGGGTTATACCAACTTTATGCCAAAGGCTTGTGAGATTCATATTGGTAGCGTTGGTGAGCATTGGGCTAGTAAAGATTTTATATGGGCGGTATTTGATTACCCCTTTAATAAACTTGGACTTAGCGTTATACTAGGGCAAATCTGTGCTGATAACACAGATGCCCTAAAGTTAAACCGACATTTGGGCTTTAAGGTTGTAGCTGAAATACCTGATGCCCACATGAGTGGTGATTTGGTAATTATGGCTATGAGAAAAGAGGAGTGTCGGTTTTTAAACATCCGATGCTCTTTAAACAAGGGAGAATAGTATGGGTGGTGGTGGATTTTTAGGATTAGGGCCTGCCCCAAGTGCACCTCCTGCACCTGATTATTCAGGGGCTGCTAGAGAAACCGCACAAGGCAATATAGACGCTGCTCGTCTTGCAGTAGCCGCCAATCGGGTCAATCAATACACCCCTTATGGTTCGCTTGAATACACCATGTCAGGCGAGGATAAGTACGGCAACCCAATGTGGTCAGCCACTCAAAAGTTTAGCCCTGAACAACAGAAATTATTAGATATTCAAAACCAATTAAGTCTTGGTGTTGGACAGCTTGGCACAAAAGGTCTTGAGTATGTTGGACAACAATTAGAAAGCCCATTTGATGTAAGTCAATTACCAAGCATAGGTATTAACCCTAGTGAAACTTACTCAGACGCTATCATGCGTAGGTTACAGCCACAAATGCAACAAGGTCGGGATAGACTAGAACAACAGTTAGCTAATCAAGGCATTCAAATTGGTTCTGAAGCCTATGACCGAGCCATACGCAACTTTGACCAAAGACAAAATGACTTGTTGTTGGGTGCACAAACACAAGGTTTACAAGCTGGTTTACAAGCCCGTCAACAACAATTAGGCGAGTTGGCTTATCGCAGAAACGAACCATTAAATGTGTTAAGTGCTTTGCGTACTGGTTCTCAAGTTACTGCCCCAACTTATGTTAATTCTGCCCAACAAGCGACAACGCAAGGCCCTGATTTATTGGGTGCTGCACAGATGGGATACAACGCTCAAATGGGTGACTTTAACGCTAGACAAGCCGCTCAAGCTAACTTAAATCAAGGTTTATTTAGTTTAGGTAGTGCCGCTATGATGTCTGATATTCGGGCAAAAGAAAACATCAAAGCAATCGGTGTTATGGATAACGGCTTGACACTTTATAGTTTTGAATACAAAGATGAGGTCAAATTGCACCCATTAGCAGGTGATGGCATCCATGTTGGTGTCATGGCACAAGAAGTAGAGCAAGTATTCCCTTATGCAGTTAAAACCCTCGATGACGGCTATAAAGTCGTAGATTACGGACTATTACCATGATGGACTTTAATCCCTATTATCTTGCTATGAACCCTATGGGTAATCCAAGACCACAAACTCAAGATTTAGGTGGTTTAGCTCCTGTTTATCAAAACATAGCAAATCAACAAGCTATGCAAAATATGGCTATGCAACAAGCTCAAGGGTTAACACAAGATGCAGGGCGTACAGTACAAGGTGGTATGAATCCCTTAGCTATGGCGATGATGTTGCGTAAAAAGCCAAACCAAGAAGAAATTAACGCTAAAGATGTACAAATGGGCGGTATGGGAACTTATAACCCTTACACTCAATACAATGTGTCTAACACTTATGGCACAGACCCATATTCGCAACAAAGCAGAATGTTAGCGGCACAGGAGTTTTAAATGGCACAACCACAAACAATCAATTTAGGCGGTAATTTGCCACCAGAATACTTGGCTCAACAACAAGTTTTAAACCGCCAACAGCAGATGGCTAATTTGCTCATGCAACAAGGTCAACAACAACCATCAGGTCAAATGGTAAGTGGGCGTTATGTTGCACCTAGTTTTTTTCAGTATGCAGCACCTTTATTTCAAGCCTACACAGGTGCAAAGTTAGCAGAAAAAACTGATAAACAACTAGCCGAAGAATACAAAAAATTAGGCGAAGAAAAGAAAGCCGAATCTGAGCGTTTGGCTAAGGCTTTGCGTGGTCAAGAAACAGTTACTGAAATGGCAGGGCCTTATGGTCAAGGTGTAGGTATGGGTGGTGCAAATGTACCAATGCCAACCGCCACGATGCAAGGTCAACCTGACTTTAGAGGTGCTGTTGAAACAATTATGCAAAATCGTTTAGGCACAGGTCGTGAGATGTTGCCTGCGTTAATGCAACAAGCGTATCCTGAAGCTAGAAAGCCTGTAGTTGTTGCCCCCGGTGGTGCATTAGTTGACGAAAAGGGCAAGGTTATTTATCAAGCCCCATTTAAGCCTGAAGCTGGTGCAGGCGGTGAAGATGGTGGCTATAACAAGAAAGGCGATTGGATTACGCCAAACGGAATCTTTATTGGCAAGTCTGAAGTAGCAAAAGATAGAGAAATTGCTTTTACTGCTGACCAAGTAAGACAAGGCTTAAAACAAATTACCCCTGAAGATGTTAAAAAAGCAGCATCAGTATTTGGTAGCGTAACAGGTTCAGGCCCAATTAATTATCTTGTACAGCAAGCGGGAAGCCCTGCGGTAGCAGCACAAACCAAGATTAATGCTTCTTCTGTTATGCAGATTCTTAACAACTTGCCACCCGGAGCTGCATCCGATAAAGATATTGAAAATGCTAAGAGTACATTCCCCGGCTACGGCAATCAAAGAGCATTGAACGATTGGATTAAAAACACAAGAGATACTTTGGATAGAAAAGTTAATTCCTTAAACCAAAAATATGGTAGCGAAAATTGGTACGGAAATGTAGGACTTAGTTCTTCCCCACAACCAGCACAGTCAGGCGGTGTTGTAGATTTTAACGCTTTGCCACAAAGGAAATAAGCATGGATGTGCGGATGCCCGATGGTACGATTGTTAGAAATGTGCCCAACAATGTAACGCAGGAAGATTTATTGGCTCGTTTTGATGCTTATAAGTCGGATAAGCGTGGTAACATCATTAGTGGTGATGTGCCTACTGTTGTTGGTCAAGTACCAAATCCACCTGTAGTTGAAACACCAAAACGCACAATGATGGAAAATGTACAAGCCTTGTACGAAGTGCCAGCTACTATGCTTTCAGGTGCGGCGTTAACTATTCCAAGTGCTGTATCTGCATTAGCTACAGGCGAAGCACCAATGGCTATGGCACAACGCAATATGTACCAACCTAGAAGCGGTGCAAGTCAAGATGTATTACAAAGCATTGGTAGTGCGTTTGAAGCTACTAAACTGCCACCAGTAATACCCACTACAGGCATGATTCCTAGTTATGCTCGTATGGCTCAAGCAACAACCCCACAAGTTCGTGAAGGTGTGCAAACAGTACGCACAATGCCTGAGATGCTTAGAAAGCCACAGCCAACTATGGCAGGTGTGGGTGCTGCGGTTACACCTGAAGAAATTACTCGTACCCAAATGGCTCAACAGTTGCGTGTGCCTGTGCCTTTAAGCAAAGGTCAAGCGACTCGTGAATTGGCACAACAACAATTTGAGATTGAAACAGCTAAAAATTACCCTGAAACTGTAGGTAAACCATTAATTAAAGCCCAAGCTGACCGCAATGACGCTATTTTGCAGAACTTTGATGCTTATGTGGATGCTACAGGCAAACAAACCTTTGGCTTAGAACCAACAGGTCGTGTTGTGGTGCAAGCCTTAAACAAAGATGCCCAAAAAGCTAAAACAAAAATTAATGAAACATACAAATTAGCAAGAGAAGCAGGCGAAACAGAGCAACCTGTATCGTATGCCCCATTACGCACATTTATTGAAGAACAAACACCTACAGTTAGGGCTAAGATTGCCCCTGTATTGGATGTTGTTAATGAACAATTAAGCAAAAACGACCCTAAAGGCACAGGTCAAATATCCATTAATGCGTTAGAAGATATTTATACCCTTATTAACAAAATGTACGAGCCAAACACCCCCAATGCAACATATGGGCGTGATTTGCGTAACATCATTAATACAGTTACTGAAGGTCAAGGTGGCGATTTGTACCAACAAGCTCGTAGATTGCGTCAAGATTACGCTAAACGCTTTGAAAACATTGGTGCTATTGACCGCTTAATAAGCACAAAGGCTAATTCTAGTGACCGAGTAGTGGCATTTGAAGATGTATTCCAAAAATCCATCGTAAATGGCTCGTTAGATGATGTCAAAAACTTAGGTTTTGCATTAAAACGCTCAGGCCCTGAAGGTCAACAAGCCTTTAAAGAGTTACAAGGTCAAACAATCGAGTTTTTAAAAGACCAAGTTACACGCTCTATTGACACCGATATGTATGGCAACCCTGTAGTTAGCCCCGCCAAATTCAAGTCGGCTGTTAGAGGTTTAGACCAAGACGGCAAGTTAGATTACTTGTTTGGTAAAAAAGGGGCACAAGAGATTCGTGACCTGATGGAAACAGCAATTTTAGTTAATGCCCCATTAAAAGGTGCAGCCAATTACAGCAATACAGCTAGTGCTGTTGTTCGTGCTTTAGACCGAGTTGGTTCGGGCTTGTTAGGTAAAATTCCTGTTATTGGCCCTGCTACTGAATACAGTTTTGAGAAGATAAAACAGCGTCAAATGAAAAAACAAGTTAAAGAATCCATTAATTATTCGCCTAGTAAAATGGCTGAAGAATTGAAAAAAGGAATGAAAAATGAGTAGAAACGGGTCAGGGGTCTATACACTCCCAGCAGGCAATCCAGTAGTTAGCCAAACTATTATCTCGTCAACATGGGCTAATAACACCATGAATGACTTGGCTTCTGCTATGACGGATTCGGTTGCGGCAGATGGTCAGACCCCAATGACAGGGCCATTAAACATGAACAGTAATAAGGTTACAAACCTTGCTACTGGCACAAATAGCAACGATGGTATTAATTTTACTCAATTTAACACCCCTACTTTTGGCGGTGCAGTTACCTGTAGTTCTACTCTAGCGGTTGTTGGTAATACCACAATGACTGGTAATTTAGCGGTAAACAGTACTGGTCAAGTAAAACTGCCTAACGGAACTACCGCCCAACGCTCTGCTACCCCAGCCGTAGGTTCAATACGCTACAACACCACCCTACAGCAATTTGAAGGCTATTCAACCTATAGCGGTCAGACAATTAGTTCTATTACTCGTGTTACAACCACCGCTACCCTAACAACCGCATCGGCACATAACCTGACTACAGGTACATTTGTTACAGTTAGCGGTGCTATTCCTGTTGAATATAATGGTACTTTTAGCATTACTGTAGTAGATGCCACTAGCTTTACTTACACCATGCTTACTACCCCATCGGGTTCAGCATCAACTGTAGGCTCGTATTTAGTGGGAAAATGGTCACAAATTGGCGGTGGGGCAACAGGTAATGGCGGTGACCAAGTATTTGTGGAAAATAGCCAAGTCGTAACGGCTTCGTATCAAATTCCTACGGGAAAGAACGCATCGACTGTTTCACCCATTACAATTAATGGTGGCGTAGTAGTAACTGTTCCTAGCGGTAGTCGCTGGGTCGTTTTATAAGGAAAATATATGTCTATTGTCTTATTAGGCTCAACTAGCGGAAGCTGTACGCTACAGGAACAAGCGGTAGCTGGTACTACTACGCTTACTTTGCCGACTACTAGCGGAACTGTTTTGACTTCTGCTTCTTCTGTTACTAGGTCACAATTACCAGTAGGTAGCGTGTTGCAAGTTAAACAATATCAACTTACATCTACTGCTTCAACATCTACAAACTCCATGACTGACACAGGAATTAGTGTAACTATTACACCAACAGCAAGCACCAGTCAGTTTTTATTAGTGTTTACTGGATTTTTAGGAGTTTCTACAGCAAGCACAACTGCGGCATTTAATTTTGTAAGGAATGGAACTGCAATAGGTCTTTCAACTGCCGCATCAGGTGCAGGTGTTAATTTTGGTATTGCAACTGGTGGATTTAATACAAGTCATGGAACTAATGTAACAATGCAATATTTAGATTCTCCATCAACCGCTTCGGCAATTACATACAAAGTTCAATGGATGGCTCAATCAGGGCCAACATTTTATTTAAATTATTCTCCAGCTTCATATAACGCAAATGGAGATACTTACGCTGGTTCTTTTACATCTGCTTTAACTGTTTATGAGGTAGCCGCATAATGGACGCTTTAAGAAAATTATACCCACAAGTAGTTAGAACTTTAGGCAATATCGCTTACAATGCAGACGGCAACGAAGTCGCATACGATAAAGATGCAGTTCAGGCTTATGTAGATGCTCATGCTTATATTGCTAAACGAGCATCAGAATACCCAAATGTCACAGAATACTTGGATGGTGTAGTAAAGGGTGACCAAGCACAGATTGATAAATACATTGCTGACTGCTTGGCGGTCAAGGCTAAGTATCCGAAAGGAGTAGCATAATGGCTGTCACATTAAACGCATCTACATCAAGCGGTTTAGTACAAACTGCTGATACAAGTGGAGAAATCAATTTACAGAGTAACGGCACTACTGTTTTAGGTGTTACCTCTACTGGCACATCGGTAACTGGCACACAATCTGTTAGCGGTAACCTATCCTTTAACTCAGGCTATGGCTCTAGTGCAGTAGCATACGGATGTCGTGCATGGGTAAACTTTGATGGAACAACCAATACTGGTGGGTTTTGTACCATTCGTGGTAGTGGAAATGTAACTACAGTTGCTGATAATGGTACGGGAGATTACACAATTAATTTTACAAACGCAATGCCTGACGCTAATTATAGTTTAGCTGGAATGGGTCAAACATTAGCTGGTTCAGGAACGGCAGCAAATGTTATTGCAATTAAAGCCAGTACAACACCTTCAACAACGGCTGTAACAATTAGATGTTTTGATGTTGGGGTTGGGTTTGTAGATTCCCCAATTGTATGTGTTTCAGTATTCCGCTAATCAGGAAAAATAAATGACCCAATTAATTATTTACCCAAACGATAATGGCGGTGTAGTTGTTCTTTCTATTGCACCTGAATGTGGTTTAACCATTGAACAGATTGCCGCTAAAGATGTACCTGCTGGCAAACCATACAAGATTGTGGATGTTGCTGACATTCCTACAGACCGCACATTCCGTAACGCATGGGAGTATCAAGAATGATTACGATTAACTTAGACAAAGCCAAAGCAATTACTAAAGACCGATTAAGAGCAGAGCGTACACCATTATTAGAAGCACAGGATGTAGCGTTTCAACGAGCATTAGAAAGCGGTGCTGATACGACTGCTATCGTAGCTGAGAAACAGCGGCTAAGAGATATTACCCAACTAGCTGACAAAGCAACTACGCTAGATGAATTAAAACAGTTAGGAGTCGCATAATGCCATTAACATTATCGGGAGCATCAGGAAGTTCAACTTTAGATAGTTCTACTGGTTTAGCTATTGCCACATGGACTACTGGAACTCGACCATCTTCTCCTGTTGCTGGTCAAATGGGATATAACTCAACTATTGGTTATCCTGAATGGTATGACACAACAACTTCTAGTTGGGTGCAATTTAATCAGTCAAAACCATTTTCTCTTGACTATCTTGTCATTGCTGGTGGCGGTGGTGGTGGTCGAGGTATGGGGGGTGGTGGCGGTGCTGGTGGATATAGAACTTCTGCTGGAACAACAGGTGGCGGTGGTAGTGCTGAATCAGCATTAGTTATTACTCCAACAACAAGTTACACAGTTACAGTCGGTGGCGGTGGTACAGGTTCTATATCTAGTGGTACTGCTGGTGCATCAGGCTCTAATTCTGTATTTAGCACAATAACTTCTACTGGCGGTGGTGGTGGTGGTTCTAGAGTAGCGATTACATCAACTTCTGAAATTAATGGAAAAACTGGTGGTTCAGGAGGCGGTGGTTCTGTTTTTGTAGGTTCTCCTCAAGCCAATGGAACAGCAGGAGCAAGAACTGCTAGTCCAGTTCAAGGCTTTAATGGTGGAGTTCAAACTGGAAGTACCAGTAGCGATTATGGTTGCGGTGGCGGTGGTGGAGCAAGTGCAATTGGAGATAATGCTTCAGGCTCACCTTTAGCAACAGGTGGTAATGGCGGTGCTGGTTTAGCTTCTTCCATTACAGGTTCTGCCGTAACTCGTGCTGGTGGTGGAGGTGGTGGTGGTTATGGTAGTGCAGGTGGTTCAGGTGGAACTGGTGGAAGTAGTATTGGTGGAAATGGAACAAATTCTAGTAGCACTGGTGGCACAGGAAGCACAAATACAGGCTCTGGCGGTGGCGGTGGCGGTATTGCTGATGGTGGAAATTTTGGAAATGGTGGCGATGGTGGCTCAGGCGTTGTAATAATTAAATATCCCGACACATTTACCATTTCTAATTCAGGTGGTGGATTAACCTTTACAACATCAAGTGCTGGTGGTTTTAAAGTTACAACATTTACTGCTGGTACAGGCAGTGTTCAATTTGCTTAAGGAATAACAATGGCACACTACGCATTTTTAGATGAGAACAACATTGTTACTGAAGTCATCGTAGGTAAAGACGAAGGAAATTTTGATTGGGAACAACAGTATGGTTCGTTTCGTGGTCAAGCCTGTAAACGCACTTCTTACAATACTCATGGCGGTGTTCACACATTAGGTGGCACACCATTTCGTAAAAACTACGCTGGCATTGGCTACACATACGATAGCCAACGAGATGCCTTTATTCCACCACAGCCATTTCCAAGCTGGACAATAAGCGAAGAAACTTGTTTATGGAATTCCCCAGTACCTTATCCTACAGACGATAAGCAATACACATGGGATGAAGCTACTACCTCTTGGCAAGAAATTGTTATTGAATAGGTGACTTATGTTCATAATTGACTGGGTTTTCGATAAGATGGGCTACACCAAAAAGGTGCATTGGCTAACTTTACTCAATGATTGGGAAGGCACAATAAAAGCCACGCCCAAAAAAACTGCGGTTAAAAGAAAACCTGCCGTCAAAAAAACTCCTACTGTTAGGAAGAAAAATGGCTAACGAGATTGAAAAAGAAATCGTTAAAGAAGCCATTAAAGAGTGGTTAAACGAGAAAGTAACCCAGTTTGGTTGGTTCTCTATACGAACATTGTTTTATGTCTTTGTAGCTGGTTTAGGCTATGCCTACCTAACAACTCATGGGTGGTCTTTGCCAAAATGAAACTATGGAACTTCACGAAGGGATTAAAACCCTAACCAGTAACCTTGATACAAGCCGAGCAAGTGCTAAAGAGCTTTCTAAAAGTATTGAAAATGTACAAAAAGAAGCCACCGATGTTGCAGTACAAAGGAATATAGATAGACGCAGAGAGTTACGAGAAAACGAAGTTCGCAAAGAGTTATTCCTAAAACGGGTATTAATTCAATGGGAACACGAAGAACGGGTTAGACGAGAAGAAGCACAGATTAGGGCAGATTTTCTAAAAAAGTATGGCAAACGATGGGCAGAAGTCGAAGCCCTAAAAGCTAAGTTAGAGAAGCAAGAGAAAGAGTTTCAGAAAGAATTTAACAAAGATTTAAACAAGGCTAGAAATGCACAGTTTTGGTGTTTTGCAATAGCTGGCGTAATAGCTTATTTTTTAGTATGGGGTTATAAATAATGTTTCCTTTGACCGCTATTTTAGACATTGGCACTAAGCTAATTGACAAGCTCATTCCTGACCCTGAAGCTAAAGCCAAAGCACAACTAGAACTGGTAAAACTCCAACAAGAAGGCGAACTGGCTAAGATGCAAGCCGACATAGCCGAAGCCCAAGAGGTTACAAAGCGTTGGGAAGCCGATATGTCTAGCGACTCTTGGTTATCCAAAAACATTCGCCCAATGGCTCTAATCGCTATTTTTGGGGCTTATTTCCTATTTGCCATGATGTCAGCCTTTGGGTATGACGCTAACCAAAACTATGTCCAGTTGCTCGGTCAATGGGGGCAAATCGTGTTTTTAGCCTATTTTGGCGGTAGAACGGCTGAGAAAATTATTGAGATGAAAGCTAAGAAATGACAGGCGAGTTTGAGAAGTCTTTAAAACGCATCCTAAAGCACGAGGGCGGTTTTGTTAATGACCCCCTAGACTCAGGCGGTATGACCAATCTAGGCGTTACTAAGCGTGTTTGGGAAGAATTTGTAGGGCATCCTGTATCCGAAGCTGATATGCGAGCCTTGACCCCTGAAAAGGTCGGCTCAATGTATAAACTAAAGTATTGGAATTCTAGCTACTGTGAAGTCCTACCGAAAGGCTTAGATTATGTGGTATTCGATTTTGCCGTTAATGCAGGCACAGGCAGAAGCGTTAAGACGCTACAACAGGCAATCGGATGCGTGGCTGATGGAGTTATCGGGCCTAAAACTATGGCAGCCATTAATGATGCAAACCCTAAAGACCTTATTGCAAAGTTTTCAGACGCTAGGGCAGACTTCTATCAAGGCATAGTTGCAAGAAAACCCGACCAAGCTCGCTTTATTAAAGGCTGGCTTAATCGGGTTGAGGATGCTAGAAAACTAGCTCTTGAGGAATATAACCAAGACAATAAAGAGTCCTAGTAGCAACAGACCTTTTTCAGTCCAATACGCCCTATTAAGACGGGCTGGGTCGTGGATTAAATAAGACTGAAGCTCAAGCATATCTGCGTCTTTCTCGACATACTTAGGTGGCACATAATACTTACCAATACTGACTTTGCCGTTGTTGTATGGAATGTTCATAGATAGCTCGCTAAACCATAACCTAGAGTTGTACACGCTACTGCAAATAACACAAATAAAATTGTAGCTACAAATGGGTTCATGAGTTCACCATATCGTTAATTGCTTCTTGGATTTGGTCAAAGATTGGGTTATTAGCGACCATCTCATAGATGCTAATACCACCTACTTCTAAATCCTCAATCTCAACATAATTGCCCATAATGCCCACAGCAGGTTCAGAAGGACATTCTGTGCCATATACATCAACAGGCGTATCGCCAATCGTTACAGTACCAATCATGATATTCCCCCAGTTCTCCACACATAAACAATAGCAGGTATGCCAAACGCCAACACACCTGCAACCATACCTAATAAAAAGTCTTTCATACATTCCCCCTAATGACAGTTACTAATTCATCGCTATCAAACCGCATGGATTGTGTATCGTTTTTAGATGAAAACCATATATCGCCACTACTAGTTTCCCTAATATCTTCTACAACAAAATTAAACCGAGCATCATTAAAAACAATGGTGTCGCTAACCCGTATTTTTTCAGCTTTAATGCGTTTCATAATTCCCCCTTTTAAATTACTATAACTACATATTAAGTTAACTTAACATTTAATACAATAGGTATTTACCCTAAGTCTTGTATAAGAGTAAAAAGACAGGGCAAGATTTGGTAGCTGTTTCATGTAACGCTGAAAGCCGCAAAATTCGTTACTTGCCACATCCTCTTGGGGCGGCTTAACGCCCTGCGAAAAGGTGGGGTGGCCCTCTGTGTGAAGGAGATTGTGGCAGGGGGATTGCCGCCACCCCGTAATCATTATAGTTTGTTTTTAGCCCTATAAAACGCTAATAAATGTGTAAAACATTCCCACCCAATTCTCAGGTCATCTTCAGGTATCTCTACTAGTTTAGCCTTATTTTGTAGGGCGTTTACATAAACAATGGCACACCGAGCTTTGGGCATTTCAAACCCCATTCGGTAGGCTGACAACTGCATTTGGTGGTCAAAGAAATAATCGAGCTTGTCTAGGTCTTTTTCAGTTGTTTTAAAGTCAACCACAAAGCCTGACTTGGCAACTAAGTCGCATTTACCGCCAAACCCACCATAAGCAAAGGACTTCTCAGAAATCCATAGCTGTGAGCCAAAATGCTCGTTTATGGCGTTTTCTACGGCTCGGACATAAGGTGGTAGCTCAGGGATGTAAATACCCTCGTAGAAGGCTTCTATGACCCCATGTATCTGAGTGCCACGCTCTGCTGCTTGCTTGGCGGTTTCCTTGCTATCAGCAACGACCCGACTTAGCCAATCTTCTTCCGACTCACCCTCTAAGCGAGGTAATGTAAGAGCGGACAATATGGCTTGTTGTTGTTTCCATACATCCAATGCGGGTTTTGACGCACAACCAATAATTGTGGTAACTGAGGGCAATAGGCCATGTTCTCTTGCGTCTTTGACAGTTGAGTTTCTTTCTTTCCCGTTCTTGCCAATGATGCGATAGGCTGGACTGCCATCGGGTAAATACCAATGACCGCTCTCACTTGTATTCTCTTTCACTAACATAATTCCCCCTGTTAAACATTACATTAACTGTAGCACAGCCATTCTATCGTCTGAGTTTTTAACCCTGTCGGCACAAGCCTGAACCACAGTCTTAATGACAGTTTCCAAATCGTCTTGGGCAAATCCGATGATTGGTACTTCTTCATCGTAGCCCCGTTCTTGAAAGGTCTTGACTGTATATTTTTGGTCAATAAAGTCTTTAATCATGTGGTTCATGGCTTACTCCTAAAGGTTACCCCCTCAAAACGGGACGGAATCGTCCTCTATTGTTGCGTCTTGCAACTGCTTATTTACATCAGGTTTATTAAAAGTATTGCGGTACTCGGCTGACAACATGATTTGGTCTTTTAGACCTTGCGATAAGCTGTCAAATATTTCTTGGTCAAACTTCTGCAAGTCAAACAATACGCAAGGGTTTACGCCCTGTGGTACACCCGCTTTCTGTACAATTGCGGGAACTGGGGTAATAGCCACCGCATCAGCGTAGGTATTGCCATTATTAGCGGTTCTATGCTGAACAGTAACCATGCACCATTTATCCAGTAGATTGCGTAAGTCAAAGCCACGCAACTCATCATCGGTAAATGATTTGCCACGCCAAGATTCCAAGTCCTTCCGTAACGAAGCCTTATCGCCTAGCGACAGCGTGTAGTTGCGTGTTTGGATAAGGGGTTTGCCCTCAATCTTTAAGTCATCGCCATGAAGCTCCCAAAAAAACTTCACTTTGCGTAACATTTTGACTTGACCCATGTACTCAGATTTCTGTGTACCTAAGTCAATAATTCGGTATAAACGAGCTAGGTGCGACCCTACTGGGGCTACCTTAAACTCTTTTTTTTCTGTAGTTGTGCCTGTCACAATCATTGTTTCCCCCCAAAAATATTAGAAAAATCGTCAAAAATCGTACCCAAAATGGGGCTAATCCTACGCTTATTGGGTAAGCCACAATGAAACCTGATTAGGTCAATTTCTGCCAATGTCAACATATCACCATCCTCTGCCTTATCTAAAGCTATCTCAAGGCGTTCTTGGTCTGCCATCATTTCGTTATGTAATTGCTGTAAGTCATCCATAATCATCTCCAAAAGTAAACAGCTTATGCTGTACCACCATATTAAGCCAAATTAAAAAAAAGTGCAAACTATTTGAATCTGCGTTGTATTTTTGGTAAGATAGCTTAATGCGAAAGAAAAAAGTGTTTACCGATAGCCAAATTATCGAGTTACTGGGTGGGCCTACTAAAATAGCCAAAATCTGCAAAATTAGCGTACCTGCGGTGTCTATGTGGAAAAATTCAGGTATTCCAGCCGATAAAATGGTTTATTTGGGGGCTTTGTTAGAACAAGAATCCAAAGGATTGGTAAGCCGTAAGGACTTATTTCCTGAAAGTTACCAGTTAATATGGCCTGAGTTGCGTTAATTGGTGTTATACTGCGAATGTCTGGTCTGGAAAACTCGACATTGAATTGCACAAGGCTCTATTCACATGGGCTGGATTGACTACATTGCGTTTCTTTGTCATCTTTCCAGACCCCAGCCCAGTTGAATGGAGCTTTTTTCATTAGGGCTTGACCTAGCCCGCACACAGGCGTGATGATGCGGTAAAGGCCGTAAATACTTCAGAAGCGAAACGGCAGCAATGCCCCATATTTTGCGGATAAATGAGCAAAAATTATGGAACTGTCCTATTGCCTAACGGCAGGGGAAACTGGGTAGTCTTGGTAATACATAGACCTGAACAAGCAAAAGAACCCATCATTTATTTACAACCGATTTCCGAAACATCCGAAGTCGCATAATTCATCCTATCTACGGATAGGAGTATTACGCCCTTAATCCTCACAAACCGATTCGCATACGAAAAGTTATATATAAATTATATATACCGACATAATGTAACTTATAGGTTACTTTATAGGCGTTAATGTAATACTTATGAGTTATAAGGGTTTATCCCTATATACCTTATTATTAAGTAAACTTAACCTACAGCCTTTACGGGGGAATTATGACTACATTTACTACCGATGACCGCATAAACGCTTATAGCCATTACAAAATTTACGATGAGCATGGTGAATTAATGCGTACAGTAAAGACTAAGCATGAAGCCGAGCATTTAATTAAAACCTATACCGATTGGATTTACCAGTTTGTTAAAGCTGATAAACCTAAATTTGAGGATGCACCATTTTGAGTTCTTGGCTAATAATTGTAACGGGGCTTATTTATGCCTATATAGGTATAGAACAAGGCTTTAAAGGTAATACAGCTATGGCAGTTGTATATAGTGGGTATGCGTTTAGTAATGTTGGACTTTATATACTTGCAACAAAATAGGGGGATGTGTGGATTTTGAAAAGTTTTGGATGAATTGGCCCAAAAAGGTCGCAAAGAAAAAAGCTGAAATTGCTTGGAAACGATTGACTGACCTTGAAAAGCGTGAAGCCCTAGAAGCCTTGCCTAAACACCTTAGACATTGGCAACTCAAACGCACCGAAATAGATTACATCCCGTACCCCGCATCGTGGATTAACGGGCTTAGATTTCAGGATGTTTTAGACATGACCCCAGCAAAAGAAAAGGTGGACAGGTCGTGGATGTTTAGCCAACAAGGTATTGAAAACAAAGCTCGTGAACTAGGAATACTGGGTAACGGGTACGACAGCTACGATACTTTAAAGAAAAAATGTATGATGCGAATGGGTATGGAGATTGATTGAACACCAATACCAATGTGCAGTACGGCAGTTATGCAAGTGGCGTAGTCAATGGGGGTTAGCAAAGTTTAGAGAATACCTATCAAAATACCAAATTGATAGTAATTTACTAATAGGCTTTGCAGACCAATGGAAAAAGGGTAATAAAGGTAATAAGGGGGAATGGATTGAATGAGTTGGCTCTTTTCGCAGGTGCTGGTGGGGGAATACTTGGGGGACATTTGCTCGGATGGCGAACAATCTGTGCAGTCGAATGGGAATCATACCCAGCAAGCGTATTGCTTGCCCGACAAAATGACGGAATACTCCCGCCTTTCCCGATTTGGGATGATGTTCAAACCTTTGACGGAAACGCTTGGAGAGGAATTGTTGATGTCGTATCGGGCGGCTTTCCATGCCAAGACCTGTCAGTTGCCAACCAATCAGCAGACGGACTTGAAGGAACAAGAAGTGGTTTATGGAAAGAAATGGCAAGGATTATTGGCGAAGTTAGACCAAAATTCGTTTTTGTGGAAAACAGCCCAATGCTCGTTACTAGAGGAATCGGAACAGTCCTTTCAGACCTTTCCAAAATGGGGTTCAATGCAGAATGGTGCGTGTTGGGAGCAGATTCCATTGGAGCACATCACAGAAGAGAAAGAGTTTGGATACTTGCCTACTCCAACAGCTTCAGACCAATACAACGGAAACAAAATAGGAATAACTTACAAAAACAAACGATTTATTCGGACAAGCCAAACAACAGGAACGGAGTTTGGAGCGAAGCTGACGGATTTTTATCGATTGACGAATGGAAGAAATTTACATCCAACCTTTGCAGAGTGGATGATGAATTGGCCACTAGAGTGGACAGACTTAAAGCCATTGGAAACGGACAAGTACCACAAGTGGCAGCAACAGCATGGAACATCCTTAAAGGAAGATTAGATGAAAGAATATGACCCACACGAAGCAATAGACTTTATATTTAAAACCGCACCGCAATACGCTAAGGCAAGCGGCGAACTAGCCCAGCTTGAAAACTTTAGGCATAGTCTTAAAGCCATCAAAATGTCGCAGACCGAAGAACAGTCGCTAGGGGCACAGGAACGAGAAGCCTACCGCAGTCCTGAATACCAAGACTTATGCAAAGCCATAGGGGTAGCGGTAGAGCAAAAAGAAGCCCTCAGATGGCAATTAGAAGCCGCCAAGATGCGTTTTGAAGCATGGCGTACCCAACAAGCTAATGACAGAAATATAGAAAGGTTGACCCGATGAGAGGATTTGCAGAAGTATTCTTAGACCTAACCCGCACCATTAAACGGGTGCATGAGCTTAAACTTAAAAATGACCATACCGAAGCATATTTGCTTAGTTGCGATATAACTGACTATGCCCAAGAACTAGAAGATGTACTGCAAAAAGATGCAAACATTCAATAAGATAATGCGTAATGCTTATGCGACTCACATCGATTATGGTGCGTTTAAAGGCTTAATACCAACTAACCAAAACTTCTGCCCTAGTAACATAGATGGGATTGCAGAGCGTAATGGTAAGTTTTTGGTGATGGAGTGGAAACGCCCCAATGAAAAGGTTAGCGAGGGTCAAAAACGCCTATTGCAAGCCTTTGCTAAAACATCTAACTTTACAGTCGTTATTGTGCAAGGCAACACAGATGACCAATTAGTTATAGAGAACTTTTGGCAAGTCCAACCCTTTGGATGCACTAAACTAGGCAACGGGGTTGACGAATTTAAGGCTTTCTATCTAATGTGGTACGACTACGCTAATGAACAAAAAGGATAAAAAACGCCATGACGATATTGCAAGATTTGGTTGCGTCTTATGCTACCACATGGGCTACCATGACACCCCCGCAGAGCTTCACCATGTCAGACGCTTTGGGGGAAAGCGGTCAGAAGCACCAATACTCCCCTTATGTACCGAGCATCACAGAGGTTCTACAGGTGTGCATGGACTCGGAGCAAAGGCTTTCGAGAGATACCACGAAGTTGAGTTCGATACCTTACTAGGTATAGTCGAGTCAAAGCTCCAACGGGTCAAAGCCTAATTCTGTAGCTACAGCTTTAGCCCTATTCCTAAAGGTTTTGTCGTGCTTAGTCCACGCCTGAGTGCTTGTATCCCACCGACTAGCATGAATCATCTCATGGGCCATAGTCCTAATTACTGTATCTAAATGCCCACACCTAGCGTCAGATATGGTAATGGTATGGGCGTGTTTTTCCCCATCGTCATATAGGTATGTACCCATAGCATCAAAGTCGCTATCCACTACAAACTTGATTTCTTCAGGCAAAGGCAAGTCCCAAGACGCAAACGGCTCGCAGCAATACAACATACTGTAGATGTGTTCAATAATCTTAGGCGTTATACGCACAATATTTCACCACGAAACTCTACCTCGTTTTCTCCGCAAACCTGAATCATCTCAGGCATTAAAAGCCTACCACGCTCCCACGAAGCCATAACAAACCCTTGTCGCCAATCCTTTGCGTTATCTTCTGTATAGCTAAAGCTATCCGCATTGATGTCGGCTAAAGTGCCTGTTTGCACACCCCAGTAGGTTTTTTGGTCAAAAGTCGATATAGGACTTAGAGTCAAGACATGGGTATGACCTGTAAAGATATTACTAAAACTGGCTTGGACATTGTTATAGCCTGCGTACCTACCGCCCTTATGCCTGTGTTTGATTACAGTATCCTCATTGACCCAAAACGACCAACAGGTTTCCCAATGGGGGAAATGGTACTTTAAGTTAAACCCATCCACCCCCGAAAACTCAGGGGCACGAGCCACCAAAGCCGACTCATAACGCATATCGTGATTACCTAGAGTCCATATTAACCTACAGCCCGCAGGTCTAACCTTTTCAATAGCATCTAAATGCGTTTTACAGTAGTTTAATTCGTCTAATACGCTTGGTTGGCGGTCATAGTTAATCTTTGGGAATCGGCTCAATACAGCCCCGTCAAACGCATCTCCGTTACAGATAATGGCTTTGGGCTTGAAATGCTCAATAAACTTAATCAGAGCTTTAAACCCTGTGGTTGTATCTTCTGTAAAGTGGGCATCAGAAAAGATAATGACTCTACCCTTTTCTAATTCCATACCCCGTCTAACGCTATGGGTGGTGGCATCTAGGCGTTCTTGCAGTAATTCTTGGCGTTTTGCCTTGTCAGCCCTAGCTCTCTCAATATAATCTTTGCTTTTTTCTTGTTTATAACTAAGGTCGGTTACAAGTTCTATGTTCTGCCTAATTTCTACTGACCGCCTACGATTCATAACGGCACGAACACCAATTCCTAAATGTTCTGCCAATGCTGTGGGGCTAGGATAAGACCGCCATTTCTCTATAAATTCGTCATCACCAATGTAATCACCATACTGATTTTTAGCCATATTAGACCCTAATCGTGATAAAGTTAGCATATATTAACCGATTACTGTTAAAAAACAATGGCATACGCAAGAAGAACTGACGCAAATCAAGCCGAAATCGTTAAAACTTTACGAGAAGCGGGTGCTGATGTGTACGATTTATCAAAAGTCGGCAAAGGAATCCCCGATTTATTGGTAACTTTTAATGGCGAAACTATCTTGATGGAAGTCAAGCGTGACGCTAAAGCTAAATTCACCGCAGAACAACTAAAGTTCATCGCTAAGTGGAAAGGTGGGCCATTAAGCCGAGTAGATAGCCCTGAATCTGCATTAAGAGTGATTGGATTAATCCCAAAACACGACTATAATCAATAAAAACAAGGAGTTTGTATGGAAAATTGTGCTTTATTCGTAGCAACATTACTACATTCTGCGACTAACACGCATTTTTTCCATTGGAGTACCGACTCTTATTCTAAGCACATCGCTTTGGGCGAATATTATGATGGCATTGTGGATTTGACCGATGCCTTTGCAGAAGCCTACATGGGCAAATACGGCAAATTCACCGCATTTCCAAGCGTGTACCACCAACCCAAAGACCCAGTTAAATACCTAGAATCCCTACAAAACTTTGTGACTGATGCCCGCCAAGATTTACCGCAAGATAGCGAACTGCAAAACTTGATTGATGAGATTGCAGACCTGATTAACACCACAACTTATAAACTTAAGTTCTTGAAATAAAAGGATATTATTATGCCGCTAATCAAGTCAGGAAGCAAGGAAGCCGTAGGTAAGAATTATGAGAAAGAGCGTCAATCAGGCAAGTCCAAGAAACAAAGTCTAGCGATTGCTTTGTCAGTACAACGAGAAAACGCCAAAGGTAGCCGTAAATCTAAGCTAGAAGATGCTTATGCTCGTTACATTCAAGAAAAATCTTGAAAATTCTTGAAATATGAGCCGACAAGACCAAATTCGTGATGCAATAGATAAGCACGATAAGCCAATACCTAAGACTACTAAAGGCAAAGGTCGTAATTACCTATCGGTTGAAGAAGGTGCAGGTATGACGGCAAAAGGCAGAGCTGCCTATAACCGCAAGAACAACGCAAATTTACAAGCCCCCCAAGCTAGTGGGCCACGCCATGATAGTTTCTGTGCAAGGTCAAAAGGCTGGACTGGGGAACGAGGAAAAGCAGCAAGAGCGAGATGGAGTTGCTAATGAAAGACGGACTATATGCCAATATTCACCGCAAGAGGGCTAGGATTAAGGCGGGTTCAGGCGAAAAGATGAACAAGGTTGGTAGCAAAGATGCCCCTACTAAGCAAGACTTTATTGAGTCGGCTAAGACTGCAAAACCGCCCAAAAAGACTAGAAAACAAATGCTTACCGATAAGATGAAGGATATGTAATGTTTAAAAAAGAAAAGATTAAACCTGAGAACTCTTTGTTGCAACCGCACAAACAGACCACGCTAGAAAAGAACGAAGATAAGCGTATGAAGCGTAAAGCGGAGCTATCAAAGCACTTTAACCAATTTGTTAAACAGATGGCATAAACTTAGTTTTAGTATTAGAATTTACCCTAACTAAATCAATCACTTGAGGTAGTATGAGTAATATAATAGGCGAAAATAGGGGAAATGCTGGTAAAGGCAGACCCAAAGGTGCTGCTAATAAGACTACAGCCGTTGCTAGACAGGCTTTTGCTAACTTAGTAGAGGGGAACGCACCAAAAATGCAAGATTGGCTATATAAGGTCGCAGAGGGTATTCCATTGATGGAAACCATTAAAGATGGCGAGGTTATGATTGAACGCCAAGTAGTAAAAAATGGCGTAGGTATGTGGCTTATACCCCCAGCCCCCGACAAAGCATTAGACATCATGCAAAAGATGGCTGAGTATCACATACCCAAATTAGCCCGTACTGAGCATATTGGTAACGAGGATAAACCCATTCGATATGTGGTTACATGGAAGAAATAGACTTTGATGAACGGGTCATAGAGCTATACACCCCAAGAACTGTATTTGAGGACTTCCACAACAGACAACAACGATGGGCTGTGATTATTGCCCACCGAAGGGCTGGTAAGACTGTAGCCTGTATTAACGACATTCTTTGGCGAGCCTTGACCGAAACTAAGGAAAATGCCCGATATGCTTACATTGCCCCGTACTATGCTCAAGCTAAGTCTATTGCTTTTGATTACCTTATGCAGTTTAGCGAGCCTGCTAGGGTTAAGCACAATATCTCAGAGTTGTGGGTGGAGTTATTCAACGGGGCTAGAATTCGTCTATTTGGTGCAGACAATCCTGATGCTTTGCGGGGTTTATACCTAGATGGCGTAGTTCTAGACGAATATGCCGACATGAAGCCAAAGATATGGGGCGAGGTAATCCGACCCCTATTGGCTGACAGACAAGGTTGGGCTACTTTTATTGGTACGCCAAAGGGTCACAATACCTTTTACGACATATACCAGTACGCCACGATTAATAAGAATGAATGGTATAGCTCTGTATTACGGGCTAGTCAAACTAAATTAATCTTACAGGCTGAATTAGACGATGCCCTAAAGTCTATGTCTGTCGACCAGTTTCAGCAGGAGTTCGAGTGTTCATTTGAAGCTTCCATAGTTGGGGCTATATATGGCGTTGAGATGCGACTATTGACCGATGCAGGGCGTATTGACAAGGTTGAGTGCGACACCTTATTCCCTGTGCATACGGCTTGGGACTTGGGCTTTAACGATGCTACGGCTATTTGGTGGTATCAGGTCGTACATGGAGAGATACGGGTATTGGATTACCATGAAGCACATGGGCAACCTATTCCTTATTATGCTAACCAAATTAAAGAACGACCATACGAATATGGTACACATTGGCTACCACACGATGCACGAGCTAAAACTTTAGCAAGCGGTGGAAAGTCAATAATTGAACAATTAATAGATAAATTGCCCCTAAAAAGCGGAAATTTGTTTAAAATCGTACCTAATCTGTCATTACAAGACGGCATACAAGCTACAAGAATGGCGTTAAGTCGCACTTGGTTTGATGCCATGAAGTGTTCAGAAGGCATTGAATGTTTGC